TGATAACGTTCGTATGGCTATGAGATTCCGCACTGGAGTTCAAGTAGGTGTATTGACTGACTGCGTAATCGGTCACAACTAATTTAACCACAAGTAAAGGGGAAGGTGGTTAGTTCTACCTTCCCTTTATTTTAACTATAAAAAAAATATAATAATATGGCTTGTGAATTAACCGCTGGATTCCAGCTTGAGTGCCGCGATTCGATTGGCGGTATCAAAGCAATATACTTGCAACAGCACGCAGACTTTTTGACTGGTGTAACTGCTGATAGTGGCACCGAAGAAATCGATGCGTTGCCTACTGCAACCATCTATAAATACATTTGTCCAAAGCACACGGGTGGTTTTACCGAAGAGGTAGCTTCATCTGTTGAAAATGGTACAATTTTTTATACGCAAACGGTAACTGCAACATTTTTTAAATTGACTGCTGCACGCAGAAAGCAATTGGAGTTGCTTGGAAAAAATCGTTTGGTTGTTTTTGTACAAGATAACAACGATAACATTTGGATGGTAGGTCGTATGGATGGTGCTGAAGTAACTGCTGCATCAACTGCTACTGGAGTTGCTAAAGGTGATTTGAACGGATACACGATTACCTTTACTGCTGAAGAAGCTCACAAGGCTTATCGTTTGGAGTCATTCACTTCAATTCCTTTCGACAACTTCGCAGGAATTACTGTATCAACTACCAACGTTTAATTATCTTTGTAAGTAGATGAATTACTTGCAAACAAATACTGCCTCGCAAACCCTTCTTCTTTCATTAGAGGAAGGGGTTTTGCTTTTACCTTCGTTCACGGATTACTTATTAGTTATTCAAAACGAAATTACATTACAAATATTTGCGGTTATTCCAACTGTAATAAGCAGCAATGAAAGAATTACTGAGTTGTCAATTAGTACAAACATTGATGACCCAACTATGGGCGGTGTTATCATCACTGAAGGAGGTCGTTATAACTACGTTATATACGGTCAAAATTCGGGTGGCAACCTTGATCCTACTGATTCTGATGTGGTTGGAGAGATTAAGCGTGGCTTTATTGAATTCAATACGTTGACGCAATACTTTGACCAACCAAACCTAACCATCCCAAACGATATAGAATACAATGGCTAATCTGATAGACGAAATAAAGCAAAGAGTAGGTGCTACTCAAATAGAGATGGCGAAATACGTCAAGATTGCGCCAATTGAAAGAGAAAACGTATCAAGGGGATGGGTGAATTTTGGGGAATCTAATATGTACCCACAATATTTGATTGAACTATACAATGAGAGTCCAGTTCACGGATCAATTGTAAATTCAATTAGCCAAATGATTGCAGGGCAAGGTGTAGTTGGTGGAAATTCCATTGCCAACCAATATTTGCAGTCAATTAAATTCGATTCGATTATTCCCAATATAGCACGAGACCTTAAATTGTTTGGAGGTTACTATTTAGAGATTATTTGGTCAATGGATAGAACAACCATTGCACAAGTTAATCATTTACCTTATGAAAATTGCCGTTTAGGATGTAGTGATGAGCAAGATGATGTAACTGGTGTGTGGTATAGTCGTGACTGGAGTGATATGAGGAAAAAGAAAAACATTCCCCATTACATTCCGATGTTCAACGTTGAGTATAAAGAGGAATTGCCAAAGCAAGTGATGTTTGTACACACTTTGAAGCTTGGAAGTGAGTATTATCCAAAGCCTGATTATGTTGGTAGTGTTAATTATATTGAATTAACAAGGCAGATTGGAGAATATCACGTTAATAATATTCTTAATGGGTTTTTCCCTTCATTAATTGCGTCTTTCAATAATGGAATTCCATCACTTGAGGAGCAGCATTTAATTAAAAATCAATTGACTGCATCCATTCAAGGGGCAGACAATGCAGGAAAGGTTCTAACTTTCTTCAATGAGGAGCGTGATAGAGGTGTAGATTTCACTGCATTTCCTTTAACGGATGCAGATAAGCAATATCAGTTTTTGAGTGAGGAATGTACAAAGCAAATTATGATTGCGCACCGTGTGACTTCACCTTTACTTTTTGGTGTTAGAGATGGTGGTGGATTGGGAAGCAATACTGATGAACTAAAGACTGCACTTTTCATATTCCAAAAGCAAGTCATTGAGCCTTATCAAAGATTAATTGCTGATTCAGTTATGGAAATTTGCAAGGCATCAAATATCATTAGCAGTCCGCAAGTTATTCCAAACGAAATTTTGCAACCTGAACCAACAGAGGTACAGCAAAAAAAAAAAGTTGATTTAGAAGAAAGCTATCAGCCAACTGATGAGATGGCAATTGAAAGATTTAATAAATCTTCCCAATCTTCCCACGTTTGTCAAAGTTCAAATGATTTCACCGATGAGGAAGGAAAACAATTCATTGAGGAATTAAAAAGTAAAGCTGAATACATTGATTCAGATGAATGGGAATTGATAAGTGAGGAAGAGGTAACTGATCCTGAAAACGAATTGAACTTTACCTCTGAAATGTTCAACAAGATGCCGACAATGTCGGATGCAAATGGAGGAGAGAAAAGTAATTGGGGTGATGCAGGATTGTATAAGTTGCGTTATGCATATTCTCAAAATCTATCAGCTAAATCACGTGAATTTTGCATTGATATGGTAGGCTTATCCGTGAAGGGTGCGGTATTCAGATACGAGGATATAAATAATATGAGTGACAAAGGTGTTAATGGAGATTTCGCACCAACTGGCAAAAGCACTTATGATATTTTTGTATATAAAGGTGGTGCATTTTGTCATCATTTTTGGAAGCGTCAAATCTATTTACGCAAAAGAGATAGCAAAGGAAGGATTTTGCCTAATGAAGGTCTTGAAAATGATAAGCGTGTAGGTAATAATCCATTTGTTCCAAAGAAAGGAGTAGAAGGTACTGCACCAATTAACACACCTTCCAGAGGTTCACTTAAATACGGATAATTAAAACTTAAAAAGATGCCAATACCACAAGAAATATTACTCATCAATGAGGACTACATAAAGAAGTTCACACCTTTGACGGATGCAGTTGATCCAAACCTCATCAGACCTGCTATTTATTTGGCACAAGATAAGTATTTGACCAACTTTTTGGGGACAAATTTGACCGTGAAATTGAAAGCAGATGTGAGTGGTGGCACGTTGACTGGGGATTACGAAACACTACTCAACGAATACGTGTTAAAAGTTGTGTTGTGGTGGACTATGGTCGAACTTTATCCATCGTTATTGTACAAGCACGACAATGGTAACTTGGTAAGCAGACAAAGTGAAGATACTACTCCAGTCACAAAGAGTGAAATGGAATCATTGAAAGAAGCTGCAAGGCAAAACGCACGTTGGTATACTAAACGAATGGTTGATTATTTGTGTTATAATTCAACATCATTTCCCGAGTATACCAACAATACTGACAACAACATTTTCCCCGATCGTAACCCATACGGAAAGAGTAACTTTTTAATTACAAATTCATATAAAGAATGGCGCAACAAGTGGTCAATAAAAGACTTTCTCCCTCCATCGTACTAAAGCGAAAGGAATACGAAAAGTTATTAAAGCAATATCTTAAAAAGCAAGAGAAAAGATGAAAGTAAAGTTGTGGTTGTTGGGTATTGCAACGGTCTTTTTGCCAATCAAAGAACTGATGATAACCATTGGTTTTTTGGTGGCTATGGATATGGTGGTAGGTGTGTGGAAAGCTATCAAATTAGGTCAGCGAATTCGCTCAAGAAGGATGAGTGATACCATCACCAAATTGATGTTGTATCAAATTGCAATCGTAAGCGGATTCTTAATTGAGACCTACATAATTGAGCAACTTATCCCCATCACAAAGTTGATAGCAACCGTGGTAGCCATCATTGAATTCAAATCAATCATTGAATCAATTGAGTCAGTAACCGGAAAAGATTTGTGGAGTAAGATAAAGACAATCATAGGTAGAAAATCAGAAGATATAACCGATGCAATGACTGATGGAAAAGATAAGTAAGTACGTATCATATAAAGAGGTAACGCATAGCAATCAAGCGACTGCATTACGCATTGGCAATGTGCCAAATGCTGAACAATTGCACAATTTAAAGTTAGTTTGCACCAA